GGTTCATCCAAATGCTAATGTAAAAGTTATTCCAACAATTGGTTTAGCTTCAAGCAACCAAGTTGTAATTGGACCAGCTGAATATATGGTTGTAGGTTTTGATCTTTTGTCAGATCATGAAAAGCTTGATATGTGGTGGTCTCGTGATAATGACGAATTGAGAATCCGTGCTAATTTCAATGCAGGTGCTCAGATCGCATTATTCGGTTCAACAGCTTATTTCGCAACAAACAACTTAAGCTAATAATCTCCCATTAGCTACAAAAAACCTGTGGGGTGAAAGGCCCCACAAATTTTAAATAAACAAAAAAAATTAATAATCAATAATATGAGTTGTTATATATCTTCAGGAATAGCATTAGGATGTTCAGATGGAATTGGTGGTATAAAGAAAGTTTATATCGTCGGTGGTGCTGGCGTCGATAGTGGTGGTGTGACAGGTTTCACATACAGTTCTGATGGTTCTATCACAGGTGCAACTTCTGCAGCAAGCACAACACTCTATGGATTTGAAGTTAAAAGAAATACATCTTCTTTGGCTCAGAATGTAACTAAGTCTTTCGAAAACGGAACTATCTTCTTTGAACAAGTTCTTACAATCGTAGCTTACTACTATTCACAAGACAAGAGAAATCTTTTAAAGACATTATCACAAAATGATGAACTTCAAATTGTAGCAATTGACCAAAACGATGTTCAATACATGTTGGGTCAAGTAAATGGTATGTATTTGTCAGGTGGATCTGCTGGAACAGGAACCGCACTTGGTGATCGTAACGGATTTGAGTTTATCTTTACAGGTCAAGAAAAAGAACCCGCTAGAGTTATCTCAGGAACATTGGCTACAGTATTTGCAGGTGCAACTATCAGTGGATAATTTAGGTAGGTCTTCGGACTGAATATCTATATCATCTATACACAAAAAAGGGGTGGGTAACCATCCTTTTTTTTATTTATACCCTTTCAATTTGGAAATTTTTATATTTATTAATATACGACATTACTATGTTATATCTTAACAAAGGACAAATGAATGAATTGGTATTAAACATCAATAACAATTCAAGAACAGATTTTACAGGATACACATTGGTTTTTACTCACGTTCTATCACAAGAGGAGAAATCATATTTAATTGATACATCCAATAATGCACAATTTGGTGAAAATGATAGATATTGTGAGATCATATTACAACTCAATGATCCTGGTCAAGATCTAAATTACGAAGGTCAATACGATTTGAAAATATATGGGAATGGAACTACACTTGTGTTTACATCTCTTGCAATGCTTGAAGGAACAACTGAACAGGGTAATACATTTACACAATATGTTTCCAATGATGAGGATAATGACAATTATATTTATATACAAGAATAGTTATGAGTGATAAAATAAAATATCAATTAGGAAAATTAAACTTCACACAAGAACCATTATTACCTGTGTTCTCAGAAACATTTCAAAGGTATCCGTGGGTTTTTTATGGTGAACAGAACTTGATGCCACAATATCTTATATCAAGATATAATAATTGTGCAATACACAAAGCGGTAATAATATCAAAGAAAGAACAAATTTGTGGTGATGGAATTGTATCATTAAACAATCCAATGGCTACAGTTAATCTTATAAATCCTTCTGAGAGGGTTATGGATGTTTATGCAAAGTGTGCACTTGATTTGGTATTGTTTGGTGGTTATGCAATGAATGTAGTTTGGAGTAGAGATAGAGAAACAATTGCAGAAATTTATCATATTGATTTTTCAAGATTGAGAGTTGGTAAACTTCATCCTGATGAAGACAAAATTAAAAAATATTATTACTGTGCTGATTGGTCAAACACAAGAAAGTTTGAAGTCAAAGAATATGATGCCTTCAATCAAAACGAAGGAGAACCATCACAGATCTTTTATTATAAGTCTTATAGTCCAAGCAATTCTTACTATCCTCACCCTGACTATAGTGGTGGTCTTGCTGCAATTGAAATAGATACAAACTTGAAAGAGTTTTGGTCTAATAATTTAAAAAATGGTATGAGGCCGTCCTTATGGATCAACATGAACAATGGGATACCTGGTGATGAAGAACAAAGATTAATTACAAGAGCACTCGAAGAACAATTTAGTTCTGTTAATAATGCAGGAAGACCAATCATATCATTTAACGAAAGTGCTGAATTATCACCAAAGATAGAACAGATTGGAGCAGATACAAACGATGGTTATTATCAAGCGGTTTATGAAGATATAATCAGAACAATATTATCTGCACACAGAGTATCATCAGGTGAACTTTATGGTATCTCAACAGCTGGTAAATTGGGAACAAGAAATGAGATTGTAGATCATAGTGAGTATTTCCGTAAAATGGTTATACAACCATATCAAAAACAATTGTTATGGGCATTCGATATGATGGTATCATTGAAGTATGGTAAGACAACAACATTTGAAATTAAACCATTATCAATTTATGAAGTTGGTGATGTGATTGAAAAACCAATTGTTGAAGACAAAGAAGTTACTCCTGTTCAAGCAGAACAAGTTCAAGTTAATGAGAATATCAAATCTCTAAAGGGTAGAGAATATCAAGCTCTTATGAGAGTTGTAAGAGAATATAATAAAGGAAAAATAACAAGACAACAAGCTGTTCAAATGTTAAAATCAGGATATGGTTTAACAGAAGAAGAATGTAATGTATGGCTTGGTGAAGATGAAGAAAACGATTTATAAACTATGGCTAACACATTATTAGTATCAGAGAACAAAATTAAAGCATTCACTAATATCAATAAAAATGTAGATATAGATGCTATTCGTGCTGAAATATCTCTCGCTCAGGATATTCATCTTCAAAATATTCTTGGAACAAAATTCTATGATCATTTATTGGATCAAGTATCTGCAACAGGTAATACATTTAATGCTGACGAATTAACACTTGTAAACGAATTTATAAGTCCATTTTTAATACAAGTTGCGTATTTCGAGATGATACCTCATTTACATTACAGATCAATGAATATTGGTATTGTAGGACCTGCAGGACTTGAAGGTGGAAGACAAGGTGTTGATATGGAAACAATGAAATATCTCAGAACAATACAAAAACAAAGAGCTGACTTTTACAAACAAAGATTACAAGATTATCTAATCACAGGTAAAGGTCAGAATAAATTCCCTGACTATCTGAATTATACAAATCAAGATGGTATGATTCCTGATAAAGCAGATAAATATAATTCTCCAATTGTTTTAAATCATACAACTCGTTATGGTTATTCGAAAAGAGAAGCTTGGAGAAGATACCCATCTTATAGTGAGATTGAGGCATCAAATCCACCATGTTCCGATTGTTATTAATATGAACGACACAATATTATTATTTTTATCAAATGGTTTAACTGCAATAGTGAGTTGGTTTGCTGGTAGAAGAAAATCAAATGCAGAAACAGATAATCAGGTTTTGAGAAACCTTGAATTATCAATATCACTTTACAAACAAATTATAGATGATTTAAAGAAAGAAATTCACGATCTTAATATCAAAGTTCAAGAACTTGAAAGAATGGTCGAAGAATTAATGTTAGAAAATAGAAATTTAAAAAATTATAAAGGACTATGACAATACCAAAACCTACCGAAAAAGAATTACAAAAGTGGAATAAGTCAGATTATTTTGTAAGATTATTATCAGGTGAATATGATAAGAAATTAAAAATTTCTTCCAATGATTTATCTGATTGGATACATTTTAATTATGAAAGTGTTATACACACAGGAAACGAATTAAATTATAAACAATATCAAAAACTCAAATAAAATGAATAGACAAGAAAGATTTGAAATGGTTAGACGTATCAGACTCAATTTATCTGATGTGAAACCAAATAAGTTACAAGATGAAGGATTGGAAGGTGCATGTTGGGAAGGATATGAACCAATTGGTATGAAAGAAAAAGATGGTAAAATGGTTCCCAATTGTGTTCCAATTAAAGAAGAACAATCAAAAGTCAAAGAAGGTTTTCCTGTTCCATCACCAAGTGGTGATGAAGATGAACAATCTTATGTATCTCGTTGTATGAAGGAAATAGGTGGTGAATATGAACAAGATCAGGCACTAGCTATTTGTTACTCCAAGTGGAGAGAAAAATAATATTTTTTATATTTTTTATGTGTTATAACCCTCTGATTTTCAGGGGGTTATTTTTTTATAAAAAAAATGTGGATAACTTTTTTTGGCAAGAATAAAATGTCACCATACCTTTGTTCTGTCACCAATAAGAAAGGTTAAGACGGGCTGGAGCGAACACCTCTTGGAGCTAAATCATGGGCAGCCTGCGCGTTACTTTTTTTACTAAGTAATTTAGTAATCATAAAAAAAGTCAAAAATTTTTTTGGTTTTGCAATAAAAAATACCTTAACTTTGTGTCAGAAAAAAAACAATGAATTATGACTTATGACAAACAATGTGGAATGATTTATGATTGGTATTGGAATCATATAACTCTTCTATATACGCATTGGGAACATTTTTTGAATGACAAATATTATTCTGAAAAAGAAAAATGGAAAACTTTACCTCGTAAAGAAATGTTTTTTATAACAATGTTTAATGAAATTCTTGATGATGAAGATAGTGATTATAAAAGAAAAGATTTTCCTTGTCTTACTACTTTATTACCATTCATGGATTTTGAGAGTTTTAGATATAAAAAGAGATGTGATAATTTAATTCGTAAACCAAAAAATGATGAAGTCTTTCCAAATTTATTAAGATTGTATTTTAATAAAAGAAGAAAAATGGGTCATAAAAAATTCGAAAAATATGTTTATGATACTTGGGAAAAATTTTATGAATCAATTGATTCACAATAACTTATAATTTTTTTAAAAAAATATTTGGCGGATTGATATTTTTATTATTATCTTTGTCGAAACAAAACGAAAAAAATGATACACATTTCAGAATTGACATTAATTTTCTTGGTTTGTTACATAGGTTTCAAACCATTCAGATCTTTTGTTCACTCATTATTAACTAAATAAAAATTCAAAAATGAACCAGTTTCAAACATTCGAAACTACAAGTTTCGCAACAGAACAATCAGTTGACACATTGACAATTAAACATTCAACAATGGATGTCAACGAATTTATTCAATTAAGACCTGTATCTGTTCAAAGAAATGAATTGGATAGATACAAGAAAACTGCAAAAGTTTTAAGTGAAAAAACTTTACCAACCCATTTAGAAGTTGCAATCGTTATTCCAAATTTTGAGGATGATTATTATGAATTTGGTAAACCATATTCTATTAATGGTAATACAAGAAAGTATATTTGGGATAAGTTTCCTGAATTAATTCCAAGTAGAAAATTGTATGTAACAGTTTATCAAGCAAACTCAAGAAAAGAGATTGATGAGATTTATCGTTCTATCGATAGTCAGGATAGTGTTGAGACACCAAAACAAATGATTGGTGGTATTTTCAGAGATACTAATTCAACACCTATTAGTAAGTATGTTAAGACAGGTAAATTTTCTACTGCACTTAGACATGCTTATTCTTGTTTGTTGGGTGACAGAACAAAGATTAATTATGATAAAACATCTTTTTTGGAAATAAAGAACAGAAAAGAATTTGAAACATTTAAAGATGAAATATTCTTCTTGGATAAGTTTTATTATGAATTTGAAACAGATAAAGCAAAAGTAATTAAATATAATTTTGGTTCTGTATTTGCTGCACTTCTAATCATATGTAAAAAATATGGTGTTAACAATCCAAAGGTTCAGGAAATGGTTGTTAATCTTACTACAGGTAAAACAATCCTTCATGAAGGTATTGATGGTCTTAATGATGGTTTATCTGTTATTAATCAAGAACTCTATGAATATTATCAGAATGTTCTACAAAGATGGTCAGATACATCAGCGGGACACGGTCCTATTATCATTGGTAATTTGATTTATTGTATGGATTCTTATATGAATGATACATTACTCAAAATTAGAAAGTCAGGTTCTAAGATAGGTATTGTAATGAGAGATGAAAAAGCTAAAGAATATTTTGTTAACTACTTCAAATCTTAATCATGAAAGTTATCTATGATGGAACAAATGAAGAAGGTGGTGATGGTCATCTTGAGTTCATATGGGAAGGACATCGCTATCATGTAGGTCGTTCAGAGAATGGACAAAGTTTTTGGTTTCAAAGACAATCTATGGATGACTATCTAAATGATAATGATGGTTGGGAAGAAGCAACTTGGCATCCCGCTGATAAACCACCTTTCAAGTTCTTTAGATAAAGTTAAAACCCCTTGTAGACACAAGGGGTTTTTTAATTGGAGTATTAATAGAAAAAAATCAGTCTTAAAAAGGAGGGTGAGATAGAAACCTAATGATACAATGGCACAGAATATATGAATAGATACTCACCCTCCAATATTAAATATAAAAAGTTATTTTGATTTTTCAAAATTATTCTTCAAATTTTTTCATAATATAATCATCAATCTTGTCAATCTTGGTTGCAAGATCTTTTGACCAACCATTTTGACAATAGTCAACAATCACATTTGTAATACCCAAAATCTCTTTAAGAGTTAGAGGTGTTCCAATTGCTCGTTGATAATCTTGAACGAACTTTAAACTACTTTGGCGGACAATACTTTCTTGGTTCTTTTGATAGTCAGACATTTTATTTGTTTTTGTTTAGTGATAAAATAATATTATCGTAATAGTTTAATTTCTTGATAAACACATCAGACATTGCATCTAAGTCTAATTCAATACCATTTTCTGTTTCTTTGAAATCTAAAGGGACACAAATCTTCTTTGGTATTTTAACGGGGTTTTTAGGTGGATTAGGATTAACAATATAAACTTTGTTGGGTGCACCCTTATCTCCCATTTCAGTTCGACCAGTGTCAATTAAATAATCCATAAGACAAAGATTGGTGAGTGCTCTACCAATTTCTTCGACTTGAATTTCCTTCTTATAGATTTCCTGATATAGGTAGAATGCTTTCCTTCTCCATAGTTCACCAAAGGACTTTGCAAGTTCATAAACTTGTTTGGTATCGGTTTCAGCATTTTCCATTCTTCTTCTTAGATCTGCTGTATCCGCTTCATTAAGTGTGTTGTGAAATAATGTTAAATCTTTCATATCATTCTGTTTAATATAAATATAACCATAAATATTTTCAATTTCAAAAAGGATTTATCCACATGTGAATAAGTTAGATTATTACTTTTGATTTTAAATTGTATATTTATTTAAAAATGAATATATGATGGAGAAGAAAACATTTCTATTCTACACTTCATGGATGAAGAATGTGGATATGATGAACGATGAAGAATTAAGAAGGTTCATCAATAATTTATGTAATTATGCTGAAGGTAAAGATGTAAATTTACCTACTAGATTAGAACAGATGGTTTGGAATGACGTTGTTGAATTGTTAAATCATAATGAAATCAAACGACAAAAAACTATTGAAAGAAGAAAAGAAGCAGGTAAGAAAGGTGGTGCACCTATAGGAAATTCAAATGCACAAAAAAAAATTGAAGATGAAGAAACAACCAAAAACAACCAAAACAACCAATTGGTTGAAAAACAAACAAAACAAACTGATATAGGTAGAAGGAAGAAGGATGAAGGATATATGTTGAAGGAAGAAGGTAATATGATATATGTAGAAGGTAGAGGGAAGAAGGAAGAAAGTAATAGGAAGAAGGATATAGGAGATAAGTTATTGGTTATTATGAAACAGATAATTGAGGATGGTTTAATAAAAAAGGATGAAGTATTAAATTTAACATTAACAGAAACTAGATCTATTCTAAATGATTTATTATTTGATTATCCAAATTGGGAAGAAGATCTATTCAAATTTGGATTAGATGGTTTTATTTTACGAATAGATAAATTCTCAAAGGTTGAACAGGATTATGTTTTGATCAATACTTTGCGAGCACATTTGTTGTTATAGATGCTTGATTTTATAATAAAATAGATATATATTTTATATTGGAAATTTTTCGTATCATTCAATTAAAATCAACCTGGTTATTCTTAACCGGGTTTTTTTTATTAATATCAATGTATTTATATATATGATGTTTAAAACCTGCACATATTGCAAGCAAGTATTTGAGTTATCAAATTTTTATAAGAATAAGAGAACAAATTCTTATTATTCAAAATGTATTGATTGTTTTAAAGAAATCGAAAGATTGCAATATTTGAAAGAGAAGGAAGAAAGTTGTGGCGGGTATCTTATTAAATCTAATCCAAATGAATATGCAAATGATATTCAAAAGAATTGTGTATTTGATATTATGATTAAGCTTGGATTTACTTTCAACAAAGAAAATGGTATATGGTGGAAGAAAGGATATAAAGATAAGAATGGAAACTTTCCCAACTTAAAGAAATTTGTTAAGAGGAATAAATCTAGAGTAAGCAAAGAAATGGTTGAACAAATTTTTATTATGAGAGATAAAGGATATAGTTATGGTATAATAGCTAGAAAGTTGAACATCTCAACTACAACTGTTGGTAAAATTTTCAACGATGGAAAACATTAAGATTGGTGAAATAGAAATACCAAACGATTACTTCAAACTATCTGAAGAAGAAAAGAGGGAACTATGTATAGAAATGATGGATGTTATGTTAACCATATTGGATAAGAATTTGAGGGAAGAAATAAGTAGAATAGACGCACTTGAAACTTTATTGGTGAGTTCAATTATAACAAATCAAAAAGATGAGAAGTATGAGATATGTGGTGTCCTAAACGATATTAGAAAAATATTAAATGAACAAACAAGTTGAACAATATATAACCAAGAACTATTATGTTCTGAAATCAATTGCACAGAAAATAACCAAAGATCAAGATCTAGCACACGATTTATTACACGAATGTATAATTCAACTTTACGATAGAAAAGAAATAGTTCTCAAATCATATGATGATAATTCAATCAAGTATTACATCACAGCAATCATGAGAACCAACTTCTATTCAAAGACCAGTCCTTTCTATTACAGAATAAGGAAAGAAAGAATATTATATGTTGATATATCAGAATGTTTCAATATGGAAGCAGAGCAAGAAGATTTTGAAAAAACAAATATTTTCGATATATTAGAAATAAGTTATACAGAATTAGATTGGTTTCAAAAATCCTTAATGGATTTATATCTAATGATGGGTTCAATGAAGAAGGTATCACAAAATACCAGTATCCCTTTAACATCAATCAGTAGATATATAAACGATACCAAAGAAAGTTTAAAGAAAGATATAAACAAGAAATATTATGAGTAGAGAAATTAAAGGAATTATTCAGAATGAAGATCCAAATGTTCATTGGGGATTCTTAAATCCAAGAGGAAAAGTAGTATTAGATCTTGGATGCGGAATCAACAACGATCAATTCTTACCAACACCAATGTGGTTTATTCAAGAGAAAGGAGCAAAGAAAGTTATTGGTGTTGATGGAAACCCACAATCCTATCAATGGTTCAGACAAAATTATAATGTTCAAAACTTTATATCTTTTATGGATATGGTTGATAGATATGAGAAGTTTGAATTTTATTTTGATTATTTCAAACCACAGGTTGTGAAAATGGATGTGGAAGGTTCTGAGATATTTATGAATGCATTCAGGAATGATTTATTTGACACTGTGGAGGAGATTGGTATCGAGTATCACTCATTCCCTTGTTTAATTGCAATCGAGTCTAAACTCAAGGAAAATGGGTTTAAAATCGATTATTATAAATTCGAACATCTTGAATTGGAACATCAAGGTGTATTATACGCAAGAAAATAAATATGTATATATGGGATGTGGATGTAAAAAGAAACAAGAAGAACCAAAGACAGTAGAAGAACTACACACAAAAGAATTAAATGAATGGAATGGAGGAATAAATAAAGAAGAAGATGGAAAAGAAGAAACCGTGCAAGACTTGCAAGAAACCGAAGGAAATTGATTTGGAACCATTACAGATGGAAGTGATATTACCAACGGTATATCCAATAAATGAAATCAAGTTGGCTTACGCAGAACTTACATCTTATGGTGGAGTTAAGGAAGATAAGAAAGATTTTATTCAAGATGTTTATCAATCCATATTTAATGAACCATTTGATTTTAGTTGTTCATCCTGTGTATCCAAACAAGCAAGGAAATTCCATAGATATATAACCAATGAATTAAAAGTTAAGGTGTGATTAGATTGATTATGATGTATATCAATTGGAGAATAAACAGAAGAAAACAATTATAAAATGGAAAAGGAAAACAAAGGGGGAAGAAAATCCAATGTTGGAAACTATGAACAAAGAATGGTTGAAGCCTTTGAAATGATATTATACGAAAAACTTTCATACAATGAGTTCAAAGAAGAAGGTTCAAAAAGATGGGGAATTACAGATAGGGCAGCTGAAAATGTATGGAAGGATTGTAAAAATCGTCTTAAAAAAAGGTTTGAAGAACAATCGGAAGAAATTATTTCGGAACAGCTTAGTAGGTATTTTGACTTACTCAAGAGGGCTAGAGAAAGCAATAACAAAAGGGTCGAAAGGGAAACCTTAGCGGATATTAATAAACTATATGGTCTTGAACAAAGAAAGATTGATATAACTTCAAACGGAGAACCAATATCAATCAACATTAATCTTCAGGATTAATTTTTTTTGTTTTTAACTAATAGTAAAACTTCGTTTTTGACCTACCGTATATATGAAAATAGAATTTATAATTCCAACTTATGAGAGAACAGAACATCTCTCTGTATTATTAGGATCACTTATTTGTCAATCATCACCCAATTGGAAAGCACACGTTATTGCAGATTGTCCTGATGAAAAAACTCTAAACAGAATAAAAGCTGTAATAGATTTTTATTATGACAATAGAATTAAATTAACAGTTACAGATAAGAGATATAATGATTGGGGACACACACCAAGAAACATTGGTTTACAATCAGCAGAAGAACAATGGGTTGTGATGTCAGGTGAGGACAATTATTATATGCCAAGATTTGTTGAAGACTTTTTGGATGCAGCAAAATCTGATCCATCAATCTTTTTTATCTTCTGTGATTTTGTAAATGTGTATAGAGAATTACATAATGTATATTATCCTGTTAAAGCAAAGTTAGAAATTGGTTCGGTTGATATTGGTTGTTTTATGTTCAAAAGATCTTTAAGAAACAATCTAAAACTTGAAACAACGATGATGGCAGCAGATTATAAATTCATTGAAGATTATATAAACGTAAATGAAGGGACAGGTAATATTGTCTATCTAAATAAAATGTTATATGTCCACAATTGATATAACACCAACAAAACGTCAATCACAAGCTTGGAAATACCTGACAGACGATAAGACCAATGTGGTGTTATTTGGTGGATCAGCGGGTGGTGGAAAAAGTTGGTTGGGATGTTTATGGATAACAACTCTATGTTTAAAATATGTGGGTATTAGGTGTTTAATAGGTCGAACAGTTTTAACACAATTAAAACTCACAACACTTAATACCCTCTTTGATTTATTAAACACAATGGGACTTAAATCAGGTGAACATTATACCTTCAACGGTCAATCAAATGTTTTAACATTCTATAATAAATCTGAAATTGTATTTAAGGACTTGGAAGATAAACCAAGTGACATGAATAAAGATTCTCTTGGTTCTTTGGAAATTACCGCAGCTTTTGTTGATGAGGCGGCACAAATCTCACAATTAACATATTCAATTATCAAGTCACGTATAAGATATAAACTAAACGAATATAATCTTATACCAAAAATATTGATGACTTGTAACCCTGCACAGAATTGGTTAAAGAGAGAATTTTATACACCATTCATACAAGAGACATTAGAACCAAACAAAGTTTTTATTCCATCATTACCATTGGACAATCCACATTTACCTGAGACATATATACAGATGTTACAGGAATTACCACCAATACAAAGAAAGAGATTATTGGAAGGTGATTGGAATTATACAGAAGAAAGTAATTCCATATTTGATTTTGATCACATATCAAGTTCTGTTTATAGAATATCACCAAATGAACAAGATAAGAAATGGATGACAGTTGACGTAGCAAGATTTGGTGATGACAGATCTGTTGTAATGATTTGGGTTGGTCTTGTTTTGATCGAGTGTTATATTTATAGAAAAATGTCAACCACAGAATTATCAACGGTTATCAAAGCATTAATGGTATCAAATAAAATACATCCACAACAAGTGATTGTGGATAGTGATGGAGTTGGTGGTGGTGTAGCGGATCAAATCAAGGGAACAAACTTTGTAAACAATAGTTCACCATTACACGCACAGAACTTTACAAACCTTAAATCTCAATGTTATGTAAAACTATCTGAGATGTTTAAAGAAGGAAAGGTATCCATTAATCTATTGGATCCAACAGTTATTGATGACTTGACACAGGAACTATTATCAGTTAAATTAAAAAATATAGATAAAGACAATAAGGTTGCAGTTCAATCAAAGGATGAAATGAAAAAGATGTTGGGTAAATCACCTGACCTTTCTGATTGTCTAATGATGAGAATGTTACCTGAAATAAAGAACCTCAAAACAACGGGGAGATATTCAATTAGTTTTGTATGATTAAATTTAAAATAGATGGAATAGAATATTCTATTCCTGATTTCATATCAATTGAAAATTATGTAAAAATATATAAAATTAAAGATCTATTTAGTGATAAATATTTTCAAGCTAAACTTATAAATCTAATTAGTAATGCTCCAATTGAGGATTTATTACAATGTGAATATCAAAGTTTAAATTATTTAAGTCAATATATATTAGAATTAATTCCTATAAATAATCCAAAATTTAAAGATAGATTTGAAATAGATGGAGTTCATTATGGTTTTTTTAGAGATTGGAAAGATTTAACATTTGCTGAATTTGTAGATTTAGATACAATATCAACAAAGAAACCTGAGGAATTATTAGATTTATTACATGTATTATCTGCAATAATGTTTAGACCAATTGTATCTGAAAAATCATATCATGATTTTACAATTGAAGAATATAATATTAATAATTTACAAGAACGAGCAAATCTTTTTAAAACAAAATTAGATATCAAATATGTATTAGGAGCTCAGTTTTTTTTTATCAAGTTCGCAAACAGATTTTCAAATTATTCCCTGGTATATTCGACTCAACAGATGAGTTTGAAGGAGACAATAAAATTGATATGGAAGAACAGGAATTTGGTGAGGAAAATTCTTTTGAAAAAGTTTACGGGTGGTTCCTTATCCTCAACAGAATTACTGACAATGATTTTACAAAACACGAATATGTCTACAAAAAGAAAATAATGGAAGTTCTAAATCAAGTATCATTTCTATTAGATTATGATAAAGAACAAATTAAAATAATGAAAAAACATAATAACATAAGATAATTTATATTTATTATAGATGGTGAACTATAAACAAATAATACAGGATTTGAGTGGTATTGCTTATTACCACCCACAA